TTACCTCTTGGACATAATTTAGTCATCTATTTTTTTCCTCCGTTACGAAATATTTGTGTTCCCTTTATACCATATATTGAAGCCACGACCAAGATCCACAAATTTGTGAACCATGACGGGAGCTGTGAGAACATATCGAAGAAAAGTTTTACCTTGTCCATAGCGGTTGGATCATCCGATATCACTGCCCAAGCGAGCACCACTACGGGCAAACTAAGAATTATCAAAACTGCCTCGTCTTTCCAGTCCGATTGTCTAGCTTCCAACAATTTGCCCTGGTATTGTTCCTCACCTCGAGCTTGTCTTTCTGCATGTAACAATTGAGCATCAGACATTGCCATTTTAGCTTTTTGCTTGTTAGCGTAAATTTTACTTCCTGCACTAACCGCTAATTTGATTGCACTTAACCACATTGTACTTGTCCTTCCTTCGTTGACACATATACTCTACCATTTTTCCAACAATTGCGAAAGCCCTCTTACCTGACATCTTCCATTTCCAAGTTTGTTTCCAATTATCTTTTCTGACTTTTACAGGCAGTATTGAACCACCAAATTTATCTCTAAATCTCTCGATTATATCCTTGTCACACATTTCAACAGAACATTGAAACGATTTTCTACCACTACCTTTGCCCCAAACACCAAAACTTCCTTCGCCATCAAATATTCCTGCAAGAAAAAGGATTTGACCTTGTTCTGTCAGGTTATCGTAAGCCGATGAACTTTTTACCAGAGACTTGCACGTTTTTGATCCCTTTAATATCAGATTTCGCTCCTGGTTCTCTGTGTGGACATCCTCCTGACTTCAACCCTTGTGGATTGAAACCTTTTTCTGGAGCTGGTCCGTACCTCACACCACCGCTTAATCCTTTTTCGTTATTTCTTCTCAAGTTTTTCCCTCGCTACTGCTAGTCGTTCATCTGATTGTTGGTCTTGTGTTGCAAGTCTATCGTAATCGAAAGCTAGACGCTCTGCTGCTCTCTGATTTTCTTGATCTTGCTTGAATGCTGTCTCTTCTGCTTTTCTTTGCATGTCCATAGCTTTTAAATCTACCTCTTGTTGCTTGATTCTTACAAGTGGATCTTGTTTAGCAGCGTTTGTTTGCATTTCAGTTTGTACTAACTCTTGTGTTATCTGTGCTGCAACCTTTGCTACCTCAGCTTGAAATAAAATATCAAATTGCTCTGGATCTTGTTGTGCCATCTGTTGCATTTGTGGATCTTGTGCCATCATACCTTTTACAGTTGCCTTAGCTTTGAACGATATGTGGTCAGATATGTGTGATTGCATTAATGCATATACTTGTGGATTGATCTGTACCATTCGTGAAGCCATAAATGCCATGTGTGCAGCTATATGGGCATCATGATCTTGAAATTCAAACGCTGTAAGCAGTTGCATTTGCAGTGCACGTGCGTTTTCTTTTGCAGGATCTAGTGGTTCTGGTTGTTTTGGTGCAGGTTTAAGCAATCCTTCAATTTGTTTTGTACCTAATGCTTCATATACACGTCTATATGCTTCGTGTATGTTGTGAATTTGTGGATTTGTCTGCGCAATTTGTAATTGTGTCTGTGCAAGTGTCACTCTTTGCGCCATAGACATGATATTTGGGTCTGCAACGGGCAAAATATCGACTCTTTCATCAAAATCTGACTGTTTTATCTGTCTTGGGCCACCGTAAACATCATATGGATACTCTGGTGGTAGTGAATCTGCACAAATTTTTGCTAAAATCTTAAATTCCAGTCTCATTGCGTAGTAACAACGCTTATGCACACCACTCATTACACGTGAACCACGCTCCATCAGTGCAATTGTAGTTCCAACTGCTCTGTTTTGTGTGTCGTTACCAATATTTGAGTCTGTGATTGCAGCAAATTTTTGTCCTGCTTGTACTACAAAGCCCAATAATTGGAATAGTGTTGTTGATGGTTCTGTAAATGGTAAATTAAAAAACTGATCTCGAATGTTTCCGCCTGGTGCATCTACATCTCTAAACTCTCCAGGTTGAATTGGTTGGTCATCATCTCTTACTCTGATACCTCTTGACTTAAATCCTGCTGGTAAATTTTTTAAAGTACCTGCATCAATTAATTGTCTTAGTGATTGTGTTGCAGCTCTGCTTAATCCACCAATCATATGAGTCAAACCAAAACCATAAAAGCCTAATCCAGGTAAAAATTTGTAATGAACAAAGTATTCTATTCTTGCGTATGAAATATCGTTGGGTTTATAGTTTCTGTAAATAGATAATATCTCACCAGAGCCTTCATCAATTGTTACGATGTATGGTATTTTTACTTTTTTTGCTTTGTCATCAAAGTCTTCATAGTCATCTAAGTTTAAGTCTACATGCATTTCTAAAATAGTATGTAACATATCAGACTCAGTTCTCTTGACTCCTTGTAATTCATTTACCTTTTGCTGTACTTGGTCAGTTGTTTCTCTAGGTGATGCAAGTTCAATGTCTCTGTAAAAACCACCAGCCATTTTTTTATTTACTTCGTTCTCTGTCATTTTAATGACGTGTGTAATTCTCTCACAATCTTTTAGATCTGATGCATAGTATGGCACTACTAAATCTTCAGCAGGTATAAACTTAGAGCATGGTCTGCCAATCATTGCATCGTAATATATTTTTTTAAATGTGCTACCGGACAGTGGTAAATAGAATAACATCTGATCCATATCAGTTGTGTATTCTTCCATCTCCTCCATCAACAAGAAGTTCATGTATTCTTTGACACGATCTGCTTGTGCTTCTATCTGTGGTGTTTGTAATCCAACAACTTGTGTTCTTACAGGACCATCTGATGGTATTAATTCTTTGTATGCTTGTGCTTGAAACTGAGTTACAGACTCAGCAAGTAATGGGTGGGTTACACCACTAGCACCTTTAAATGGTTTCGTTACTTCTTGATATTTTGTACCAAGTAACTCTAAACCTTTGATGTAAGCTTCTTCCCATTCTTTTCTAGAATTTTTATCTTTCTTATATTCAGCAATAAGATCACTTGCCATAGATCCAAGAGTTCTCTCATCCATATCCTCTGCAAGATTCGCATTGAAATCATCTTGAGGTCTTTCTTCAACCATCTCCTCCTCACCCTCAACTGTTACATCTACAGGTAAACCATCGGGTTGTTCTTGCACTTCTTCTGTGACTCTAGCTTCTTCTTCAATAATTTCGTTATTTTTCTCTACGGCCATTTCTAATTGTACCTTATTGGTTTAAACATATCTACTACAAGTCCACCTCTTGCTTTGTAAGTTTTCTGTGTGCTTCTCATAAGCGGGTTCACTTTAATCGCAAATGCATCAAAATACAACCTCGGATCTCCATCTGGAATCAACTTAGATCCACTGAAAGGATTTGCAGATACTTCGTCATGATATTCACTAGTAATCTTTTTACCTTTTTGCACACTATCTGGATATTTGAATTCATCTTTTCTAACTTTTTTATATGGCATTTTAGGATCTGACAGTGTTATTTTTGTAGGTCCTGCTTGTGTACTATAAAACCTAGCCTGTCGTTTCATTAGATCTGGCATAACAGCTTTACCTTTACCACCAATACCTTTACCAGTTGCATATCCATAAAATCTTTCGTTACCTGCTTTGTACCCTTGTCTAAAACTCAATTTATTAAAAGGTGCAACGGCAACATAATCAACACCTTCACGTGCAGCTTTCTGCATTAAATATTTTAAAGCATGGTCTCCATATGCATCAGCTTCAACCATAGGAAAGTAATCAAATTGTTTTTCTGAGTAAGGATCTCTTTTTTGAAACACGTTATTTAGTTTTTGCTGTATTTCTCTTGATTCTCTTGCTAACGCTTGAGCTTTGTTAGGTTGACCTTTTGCAATTGCATCTGTCATCTCATTCATAATTTTTGATCTGTTTTGTGAAAGTAAACCTATTTCTATATCAGCTTGAAATGGATTTATTCTTTTTTCGCCACCAAGCTGTTGCATTTTTGATAAACTTTTTGCAACACTTTGGTTTACATCTGATTGTATTTCATTAATCATAAATACTTTTTTACCTTCAGGAGTAAATCTTGTGTCATATCTTACGTGATATATTTGATTTTTAAGCCCTGTTTCAGAAAAGTGTCCAGGATCTGTCAAAGGCTTTTTGTTAGATTTAATTGGCTCATCCAAATAGAAAATAGTTTCTCTGTAATCTTTACCACCTTGTAATGTGTAGCTTGTTTCATTTTGATATTTAGTTTTATTATTTCTCATGGGAGCCACAGCGTTGTTCAACTCTGCTTCAAGTTTATTAAGTGTTGCTCTTTGTTCAGGTCTTATTATATTTTGTCTAGCCTTTAACATTTTTAATTCATCTCTTAAATTATTAAATGCACCTTTGCCATACTCTCCTGATCTTATAGCTTTTATATTTCCTAAAATGTTATCTGTAATACTTCTTATGTCACCATCGTTTGGATTTTTCTTGGCGATAGCGCCTACAGCTTCATCTAAATTTTTAGTTGCAACTTCGAATGTTTCTTGTGCACCTTTCTGTACACCAAGCTCCATAGGTTTTAATCTGTTTACAGGATTTAGTTTGATCATTGCACCTATTTCGTTTGCATCTAACTTCAATCCAAACTTCTTAGCTGCGTACAATAATCCACCTGTAAGATCTCCTGCATCATTAAAGATAGCAAGGTTGGTGTCAAATAATTCTTCTTTTGATATATTTACCTCTTTACCTGCAAAGGGTCCTGAATCATATTTAAATCTTTTCTCTGCTCTTTCTATTTTAGATGCAGGTTGTCCAAATACTTTAAAATTTACTTTACGTGTAGATGTTAAATGATTTAACCACTCGTCAGCTGTATACTTACCTCTACCTAATCTCATTGCCCAGTCATAAGTAGAAGACCCAAATGCAGGAGCGATGTCATCGCCCATTTGTAATGGTTTAGTTTTCTTGAGAACTACAGGAGGATTTCTCATCTCCTGTTTAACTAACTCTTGACCTTGTGCCTGTGATGGTTTTGGTTCGTAAGTTATTTGACGTTGTTGTTGTCCGGTAGCCGGTTGCGCTGATTCTTTTTTACCTTTAAGAAGCCGCTTCCCAAACTGAAATAAACTCCGTAGGGACATAGTCCCTCCTAGAACATTTTTGTAGGTTTGTTTCTACCTAGTTTAGTTTTAACGGTCACCGAACCACCGACATTGTAACCTGGTCGTTGCATCATGCCACCACCCATTTTTTTCTTAGGTTTAACATATGGAAATGTGCCATATTTTTTAAAAAATTTTTTTATTTCAATTTCTTTTTTTGAACCTTTTTTATATCCCATAGGTCGTTTCATCATTCCACCACCCATTTTTTTATTTTTTTTCTCAGACATTTTTCTACCAATAGTTTGTCCAACTTTAGCGGCACCTGCACCAGCAATACCAAGTGCTGTAATAGCAGCACCTATTCTACCAGCTTTACCCAATCCTTTTAATTTTAATCTTCTTTCCATAAAATTCTCACCTGATTTTCTAGGGTTTCCAAGATTTGTTGTGCCAGAACCTTTACCACCAGCTGATGGTTTTACAGAACTAATTGCTTTTGTAGGATCTTTTTTTAAAGGAACTAGTTTTCCTCTTTTAGCTTTCATTACACCACCCATTTTTTTACCAAGCATTTCTTTTTTCTTTTTTGCTAAAAAAGCTGCAGCACCCATACCCATAGGCATTTTAGAACCTTTTTTGTCCATCATTTTTTTTGCTCCAAGACCTAAAGCTATTGCGCCAAGTGCAGCCTTCATAGGCTTGCCTGGTTTCATTTTTTCATCTTGTAAACCTTGACCTCTGCCTTTTGCTTTTTCTGCTTTTAAGATTTTAAAATCTTGTGCATCTATTTTATTATTTTTATTCTTGTCTAATTTAGCTTGTCCGCCAACAAGCATTTTATAAGCTGCAGTTGAAGATTCAACATCTCCTTCTAATTCTTTTAATTTAGATTTTTTCTTTTTATCTTTTACAGATGCTTCTTCTCTGTCACGTGCTTTATCAATTATTCTTATTGGCATAGGTTCTCCTAATAATATTTATAATCCTTTTCAATTTTAAAGTTCGGTTCGTCCCAATCATCTGAATATGTTTGTACAAATCCGCCTTGTCGATATCTTAACACAGCTTGGGTCATAGAATCAACATAGTCATCGTATTGTCCATTTGGGAAAGC